GGAGAGGTCTCAAGAAAGTAAAAAGAACGACCAGCTGGCAAAGCTGATCGTTAGATTAAGAACAGATGAAAATTTTTATAATATGGTGGTCGCTTTGGACAGCGTGTCCGAAAAAAAGTAAGTACCGGGGCGTGGAGCATTTAGTAGCTGCTCTCGATGAGTAACTTCAGAATGAGGTCGAGCAGGTCTACATCTTGACAGACTTCGAGCCTCTCCGTGATCTGATTGAGTAATTCTTGTTTCATGTAATCGCCCTCCTGTGATGCTTATGTATCTACATATGCAGTATAAACCACAGGTTGTTGCACGAAACCGAACAAACTTTGAAGAAATTGTGAAAATAATCTAAAGGGGATGGATATAGTGGTAAACACAACAGATACAGGACGCCCACCAGGGCAAGCATGGCAGCCGCCAAGGCAATCGCCTGAAATAGAGATCGCAGTGAAGCGCTGCGCGATCTACATACGAGTGAGCACGGCCGAGCAGCGGATCGAGGGCTGGAGCTTGGAGGCCCAGGAGGCCGGCCTGCGGGCCGAGGCGAAGAAGCGGGGCTGGAAGGTCGTCGACGTCTATGCAGACGAAGGCAAGAGCGCCCGGAAGCGCCTGAAGGACCGGAAGGACATCCACCGGCTGGTGGACGACGTGAAGGCAGGCCTGATCGACGTGATCCTATTCAAAGAGCTGGATCGCTGGTTCCGCAGTGTTTCCGACTTCTACAAAATCCAGGACGTCCTAGATCAGTACGGAGTGGAGTGGGTTTCCCAGCAGCAGCCGGGTCTGGAAATGAGGACGAAGGAAGGCCGCCTCCAGGTGAACGTGCTGCTCTCTGTCGGCCAGAATGAGACGGACGCCACCTCTGACCGTATCAAATATACGAACAAGTATATGCGATCCATGAAGCGCTGGACGGGCCCGGCCAGGTGCCTGCCGAGGTGCTACACCCTGGACGAGAACAAGCGGGTCATCCTGGACGAGTCGCCCGGCCGGGCGGAGTATGTTCGAGCCCTGGTCGGGTATGTATTCCAGTACGGCGCCGTCCAAAAGGCCATGCGGCACGCGAACAAGGAGTTCCCTCCGGGGATGCACTACAACAACGCGACGGACCTGCTGCGGAACCCGATGCTATGCGGAGAGTATCACGAGGTCGAGGACTTCGTGGAGAAGCCGCTCATGACGAAGAAGGACTGGCAGCGGCTCCAGGCCCTCATGGACCGGAACGCCAGGGACACAGGCGAGCGGCTGCTCTACATCTTTGCTGGCCTGATCACTTGTAACTGCTGCGGGCTGAAGATGGCCGGCACCCACACGACCAAAGGCGGGAAGGACTACAAATACTACCGCTGCCGACGGGCCAAGGTCCAGGGCACCTGCATAAATAAGGCGTCAATGAATGAAGCGAAGATCGAGGAGCTGCTTTTCCCGTTCATCCGGGAGTCCATCGCCGAGCAGATCGTCGAGGTGAAAAAGGTCTCACAGAACAAGAAAAAGAAGCCGGCCAGGAAGTCCAACAAGGCCGCCATCGAGAAGCGGCTCCAGAAGCTGAAGAAGATGTACCTGGCAGATGACGACGACGAGATGACCTGGGAGCAGTATCAGCAGGAGCGGAAGGAAATCCTGGCCGAGCTGATCGAGGACGACGAGCCCGAGGAGAAGCTGCCCGAGCTGGCCGATCTGCAGAAGGTCCAGGCCATGTTCGACAGCGGTGTCGAGGCTCTGTACCAGACCTTCACCGTGGAGGAGCGCCGGGAGTTCTGGCGGGGCGTCCTGACCGAGATCAAAGTGAACGAAAACTACGAGATCGCATACGTCGATTTTATCGAATAATGGGCCTAAAAATTGATTATTTTACCATATTGTTTTTTAGATTTTTGTATGTTAAATTTATGCCACCCAAAGCCAGGTTTTTCCTATTTTTAAATTAAAGGAAGGGTTTTATATGGAGGACGACATCGACCTGGGATCACTGCTCCCCTTGAGGGACTTAACGAAGGCTCTGATCGACGCGTGCACAGATTTGAGCCTACTAGACCTGATCGCGAAGCTGCTTATGACTGCGTGAGAGGTGCTCAAAATGACAAATGCCGATAAGATCAGAACGATGACAGATGCAGAGCTGGAGGCCTTCCTGACCAAGATCGCAGGCGGGGGGATGGAGTGGTTCTACTCCCGATCATGTAATCTATGCCAGGAGAAGCACGGCGGCAAATGCCCAACCGGAGAGAGCGACATCTGTCTGACGTCGTTCGACTCGGATGTAATGGACTACCTAACAGCGCCTGCAGATGAATAATGAAAAACGCCCAGGAGTTTCGGCTCCTGGGCGTTTTATATGGCCTGAAGTGTAACAAGAGCCCGGCCAGGGTGTAACAAGACCCGGGCTTCTGGGGCCGCCAGGTGTAACAAAGGAAACAAGAGAAAAAGGTCTGGTTACACTTTTTGTTACACCTAAATTATTATCAAATACTCTCAAAAACCCTTATTTCTAGCCATATTTATATATCAAAAAATCATCAAAATCCATATATAAATATAAGTGAAACAAATGTAACAAAGATTATATATAAATATAAATTAGGGCTGTATATCTAGTATATTTAGGCAATATATACCCTTTATAGAGGGTTATATAGAAAACGTTGTTTCGTTACGTACACTTGTTACACCTGGCCAGAAAAGCTGGCAGTGCACGGCAGTAAAAAGATGCTAGGATAGTATTATCGAGGACTGGCCAGATGGCCGGTCCTTTTCTATTTGGAGTGATCTGGCATGAACCAGAAACAGTTCTACAAGAGCAGGGCATGGCGCCGAGCCAGGCAGGCCTTCATCGACACCAGGCTGGCCCTGGATGGTGGGCTGTGCCAGGTATGCGGTGAGGAGCCTGGTGTGATCGTGCACCACACGATCTGGCTAGACGATGTGAACTGCAACGACCCAGACATCAGCCTGAACCCGAAGCGCTTCCTCTATGAGTGCCAGACCTGCCACAACAAGGAACGCGACCCAAGAAAGCAAACGCCCGGCCGGTGCCTTTATGGTCCGAATGGTGAGATAATTCGCAACTGTTCGTACTGATCGGCGCCCCGAACTCCCCCCATTTTTGAAGAAAAAATAGGGCACAGGGGACCGAAGGGCGGGCTCAAATTTTACTCCGCAAAATCGCACGAAGGGGGTGTATACCGTGACAAACCTTGACAAAGAGACCCGGATCAAAAAGGAAACCCGGAGATTAAAGGCCGTATTTAAGGACCTGGACTCTAACAAGCTCAAGACGGTGGACGCCCTCATCAGACGGGCGGCCTTTATCACCGTCAGCCTGGAGGACCTGGAGGACGAGCTGAACGTGACCGGCTGGACTGAAATCTACACGAACGGCAAGAACCAGGAGGGTGTGAAGAAGTCCGCAGCCGCGGAGGCCCACATCAGCCTGACCAAAAACCTGAACGCGATCATGAAGCAGCTGCTCGATCTGGTGCCTCCGGCCCAGAAGAAGGAGAGCAAGCTGGCGGCGATGATGAACTCATGACACCCTTCGCCAACTATATCCAGGAGTACTACCACCGCATCCAGACCGGCCAGATCGTGGTCGGTAAGTGGATCATGCTCCTGTACGAGAAGATCACCGCGGGCCTCCGTGATGGTCTCTTTTATTTTGACGACCGGAAGGCGAGCCGCGCTATCCAGTTCATTGAGGCGTTCTGCCACCATTGCGAGGGCCGGAGCGATCTCATAAAGCTGGAGCTGTGGCAGAAGGCCACGGTCAGCCTGATCTTCGGCATCGTGGACGAGGACGGCCTGCGGATTTTCCGCGAGGTCTTTCTGGTCATGGGCCGCAAGAACGGCAAGAGCCTCTTCGCCTCTGCCCTGATCGCATACATGACCTACCTGGACGGCGAGTATGGCGCCAAGGTCTACTGCCTGGCCCCGAAGCTGGAGCAGGCGGCCATCGTGTACGACAACTTCTACAAGATGGTGGCCCGTGAGCCGGAGCTGGCCGAGCTGGCCCAGAAGCGCCGGTCCGATGTTTACCTGGAGACCACGAACACCTCCATCCGGCCCCTGGCCTTCAACGCCAAGAAGTCGGACGGCTTCAACCCGCACCTGACGGTCTGCGACGAGATCGCCAGCTGGCCGGCCGAGCAGGGCCTGAAGCAGTACGAGGTCATGAAGTCCGCCCTGGGTGCCCGCCGGCAGCCCCTGATCCTGTCCATCTCGACGGCCG